TCAAGATGGAACTTTAAAAAAAACAAACCAACTAGCTGCTAATGTAGCTCCTTTTGCAAAATTAGCAAAACAATATGGAGCAAAGTTTGAGATGGCTCCTATGCCTAAAAGTAATCCAGATAAACCTTTTAAAATAATAAGATTATTTAATAGTGAAGGAAGAAGTTTAAGAGAAAATAGCAAAAACGGTAGAAGACATTATAATAAAAAAATAGGAGACGATTATATATACGAAGATCATGTTGGTGCTGCTAACACTAGAGAAGAAGCAGAAGAAATTTTAAAAATAAGACTTTCTCCTACAAGAAACCAAGGTGGGGTTAAAGATTATATTATTAAAGAAATAGGTGCTGAGAATCCAGATCTATATGAGATGGTGCCTACATTTATAGCATCAGATGATGTGTTAAAGAAATTTTTATTACCAATGAAAGCTTATATGAAGGTTGGTGGGTTTGTAGATAATACTAATATATTTAAGGGAATATTATAATGGCAGGTATAGAAGATGTATTGATAGAAATCTTTAGAGGAGAAAATGTATCATTAAACCCTTTTAGAAAAAATGCAGACACAGTTGGTAGATTTGTGACAGACAATCTTGAATATGCAAAAGCTGCTGGAGATAAATTTCCTGCTATAATTAAATCAGCAAAAATTCCAAAAGAAACTTTTGAAAGATCAATGGAAGCATTTGATCAGTCAGGTCAGCCAAGCACAAATCGTACAAGTCGTAGTAATTTAGGGTTACTTGATAAAGCTGATAAAGGAAGATTAAAAATTGATATACTAAAAACATTAGGACTAAATATTAAAAATTTAACCCCTTTAGCGATGAAAGGGTTAAATGCAATGGCTAGTTTACCTGCTGCAACAATAGGAATGGTGCTACAAACAACACCTGCAAATGCAGATGAAGCAAACATGCAACTAGAAGATTTTGCAAAATTAAACGAAAAAAACAGTAATCCAGATGATATAAGTAGCGTCAATGTATTTAAGGGGTCATTATAGATTTTATATACAAAATGCTTTACACTGTACGGATAATTCTATAGGAGGAATATTATGAGTCTAAAAAAGAAATTAAAAAAAGTAGGTAAAGCGGCGGCACTTGCCGGCACTGCTTATCTAGCATCTAAAGCTATGTCAGGAGCTGGAGCTGGCGTAAATGTAGATAAAGGCAGAGGAAGTGCATTAAGTAATATGTACAGAAAAAAATACACTGATGGTATAATGAGAGGTGTAAAAGGAACTAAAGCTGCTAGCATAGGTATTATGGATAGAATTGGTAATGCTGCTAGTAAAGTTATTAACATGGGTCCAGGAAAAAATGCAACATCTAAAAAAGGTGGCACATTAGCTGGAGACTATAACAATGCGTTTGGAGATGGTATCTCAGGCGGAGCTAAATATGGTGGCATGATGAAAGCTAAAACTGGTACATATGTTAAAGCATCTTGTAAATTAGGAAAGAATAAAAAAACATTAATAACTTAATGGCTATTGAAACTGAAAACCCAATCAACGAAGAAGTTGATGTTGAGGAGGAAGCAGTTGTTGAATTACCACCTGAAGATGGTGAAGAAGTAACTGAAGAACCTGAACAGGATTTCTATGCAAATATTGCAGAGACGATTGATGACAAAGCTTTATCGCAACTTGCGTCAGATTTAATTTCTGAATATCAAAGTGATAAAGAATCTAGAAAAGAATGGGAAGACACTTATACAAATGGTTTAGATCTTTTAGGATTTAAATACAAGTCGACTACTCAACCATTCAAAGGAGCTAGTAATGTCACTCATCCTCTATTGTCAGAAGCGGTAACACAGTTTCAAGCACAAGCTTACAAAGAACTACTACCAAGTGATGGACCAGTAAAAACTAGAATTGTTGGATTACAAAACGAAACAGTAGAAGCTCAAGCTGAAAGAGTAAAAGATTTCATGAATTATCAGATCATGGAAAAAATGGAAGAATACACTCCAGAGTTTGATCAATTATTATTTTATCTACCGTTAGCAGGATCTGCATTTAAAAAAATATATTATGATGCATTGTTGGAAAGAGCTGTATCTAAATTTATTCCTGCAGAAGATTTAGTGGTTCCTTATTTTGCAACAGATTTAAAAGATGCTCCTAGAATTACACACGTACTAAAACAATCAGAAAATGATTTGTTAAAAAAAATGGCCACAGGTTTTTACAAAGAAGTAGAACTGATGAAGCCAGAAAAAAAAGATAACAAGATTAAAGATAAGTACAATGAGTTAGAAGGTGTTAAAGCTGTTGAAACAAATGACTACATCTACAGTGTTTTAGAAATGCATGTTGATTTAGATTTATCTGATTATATTGCAGAAAACGAAGAAGATAAAATTAATATTAAAATTCCTTACATTGTAACTATAGAAGAATCTACAAGAAAAATTTTATCTATTTATAGAAACTATAAAGAAGGTGATGCTAAATTTACAAGAAAAGAATATTTTTCACACTTTAAATTTTTACCAGGATTAGGTTTTTATGGCTTTGGTTTAATTCATATGATCGGTGGCCTGTCACGAACAGCAACTACTGCATTAAGACAGTTACTAGATGCAGGTACATTATCTAACTTACCTGCTGGATTTAAGTCTAGAGGTATGAGAATTAGAGATGATGACCAACCAATACAGCCTGGAGAGTTTAGAGATGTAGATGCACCTGGCGGAAACATCAGAGATCAGTTTCAATTACTGCCTTTTAAAGAACCAAGCACAACTTTATTTAACCTTTTAGGTTTTTGTGTGGATGCTGGAAGAAGATTTGCATCAATTGCTGACCAACAAGTAGGCGATGGCAACCAAGCGGCGGCAGTTGGTACTACAATTGCACTTTTAGAAAGAGGTTCTAGAGTAATGTCAGCTATTCATAAGCGTTGTTACTATGCAATGAAGCAAGAATTTAGACTTTTAAGTTCAGTTATTGCTGAATACCTACCACCTGAGTATCCATACGCAGTGTACGGGGCTGAGAGAGTCATTAAAGTACAAGATTTTGACGATCGAGTAGATATTTTACCGGTTGCAGACCCAAATATCTTCTCAATGTCGCAAAGAGTGACCTTAGCACAGACACAATTGCAAATTGCTCAGTCAAATCCACAACTTCACAACTTACATGAGGCTTATAGACGTGTTTATGAAGCTTTAGGTACTAAAGAAATACCTCAAATACTAAAACCAGACCCAAAACCGTTTCCAAAAGACCCTGCAATAGAAAATATGGAGGCATTACAGTCATTACCAATGACAGCTTTTCCAGAACAAGACCATGATGCACATATTGCAGCGCATTCTGCGTTTATGAGAACTAGAATGGTTCAAATTAACCCTATGGTCTATGCAAATTTACAAGGACACATCTCTCAACACGTTTCTATGAAAGCTTCTGCTGAAGTTATGTCTATGATGCAACAAGATCCACAAATGATGGAGTTGATGCAACAAAATCAACAACAATTTAGAGCAATATTTGATTCAGAGACAGCAAAAAGAATTGCACAGATAACTGCAGAGCTTGCACAGAATGAAACTATGATGGATAACCAAAAACAAGATCCTGTTGTTATGTTAAAACAAAGAGAATTAGATTTAAGAGCTATGGACTTACAAAGACGGGTTGAAGAGGGTAATATGAAGATAGAAAATCAAGAGGGTCAGTTTGATGAAAGATTAGATTTTGATAGATTAAAATTAGAAACAAATGATGAGCAATCTGATAAGAGATTAGAACTTGCTCGAGAAAAAATGGAGAAACAAAATGAAAAAAAAGCACGGACTGGAAAATAGTTATAAAAAATTAAGAATGGGTGGAATGTTCTACTCTAAAGGTGGCGGGGCAGACATGTCTACTAAACAAAAAGCAATTGCAGCTAAAGCACCACCTCCAAATGTATTAGATGGAAAAGACCTTGCAGTTCTTAGAGCAGAAAAGGCAAAAGGCAGAGGCATGGGTCTTCAAGACGAAAAATTAAAACCAGGTAAAGTACAAAAAGCATTTATGGGATTAGCTGTAGAAGCAATGAAAAAAGCAAAAGACAAAGGTGCTAAACCTATTGAATTATTATCTCCTGTAGCAATGGCTAAAAGATTTTTTACTAAAGGTGGAAAAGTTAAAAAATAATGACCACCCTATATAGACACAAAGTTTCTGGCAAAAGATCAGGGCCACCACCTAAACGTGGCCCAAACCCCCAAGTGCCTCCAGTAAAATTAAACAAAGGAAGCAAACAAGTGGTAAAAGCTGGTTATCATAGAATGCCTGATGGTAGTATTATGAAAAACAGTGCTCATAAGGGGTATAAAAAATAATGTGGTTTCAAGCAATAAAATTAGCAGTTTCTGCTGGAAGTAAAATTTACGCAAACAAACAAAAAGCTAAGATGGCTATGTCAGATGCACAACTATTACATGCAGAAAAACAAGCCCGAGGTGAAGAAGCTTACCAAGGAAAACTTTTAGAAGCACGTCAATCGGACTGGAAGGACGAGGCGGTTCTCATAATTTTATCGACCCCCGTGTTAATTTTGGCGTGGGCAGTCGTATCGGATGACCCGACAGCGATGGACAAGGTGAAATTATTTTTTGATATGTTCTCTCAACTCCCGAGCTGGTTTACAAATCTCTGGATTCTTGTCGTGGCGAGTATTTATGGGATAAAGGGAACTCAAATATTTAGGGGAGGCAAGAAATGAACTTAGAAAGAGACTTACAAAAACTTAAAAAAGAAAAACAGATGAAAGAATCTGCTATTGCTCAACTTAGAAAAAGAAGTAGAGATTCAATTGCTAGACCAAAAGCAGAAAAAAATATTTTATCAACTGATCCAAGAATGCAAAAAATATAAGCTATTTACTTTTGCTATAATTAATATATAACCCTTGTATGATTCAAGGTGATAGTACAGAATACGAAATCTTAAAAGAAGCTTGTAATACTTTAGAAAGTGATAATTTATTTACTGCGGAGATTGGCGTAAGAGAAGGAAAAGGTTCTCAAATAATATTAAACGAATTAAGTGAAAAAAAACATTGGCATATAGGTATAGACCCCTATGGTAATTTAGATTATCAACATTATGATAATTCTGGTTCTTATACAGCTGATTATACCAACACCATGAAGCAACAATTAATTAAAGATTTAGATTATCCAAATTTTACTTTGTATCAATTAGGTGATGATGAATTTATGAAACGTTTTGAAGACGGAGTTCCTATTTACAGAGACAAAAAAGAATTAAAAACAAACTATGATTTAGTCCATTTTGACGGACCCCATAAAACAATTGATGTTGTTAAAGAATCAATTTTTTTTGGAGAAAGATCTCATGCTGGCACGGTGTTTGTTTTTGATGACTATCCAAAATTTGATATGGATGCTGTATTAAAAATTATAGTAAATGAATATGGTTTTATGTTACTTAAACAAGGTAAAAATAAGATATCACTAAAAAGAAATTAATGATTATAGACTATCCATTAGTAAGAAGAGTAGCAGAAAAAAGAGTAGAGTCTTTAAAAGACACTTTAGTGTACTCCGTTGACAATTTAGAACAATTACATTATATTAGAGGACAAATCAAAGGCCTAGAGTCTTTGCTTCAGGATCTTAAAGACCTGCAAGAAAAACAGGAGCTACTAAATGACAAAGAACTTAGAGACTTCAAAGGAAGTACCTAAAAAAAAAGAAGCATTACTTGATGCTTACAAATC